TATCGAACGAATCAGGGCATGCGTAACGATTTTTTGCAACATAAGCGGGGTTCTCAACAACATGTAGTAGTCGTTCGCCCGTTGTGATACCGCGATTGACGGTGTTGTTGAAACCGACGTCTGACTTCTTGACGATGACTTTAAAGCCCGCGTAAGCAATCACGTCGCACCACTCTTGAAGCAAAGCGTTGCATCGGTTGGGCAATTTGGGCGAAAACCGATCATATGGCTCGGTCAACGGGTTTTCATAACGAACCACGTTGGCGTGTGCCAAGAGTATGATGTTCATGCCGCGCTTACGACGCAACGCATCAAGCCCCTGCAGAATTTCACGGAAAGACTCAGCCACCATCACTTGACCCTTGCCGTAGCCGAGGTCTTTGGCGTCATGCGAACTTTCAATGTCTTTCACGATCAACGGCTCAACCAACCAATCAACCGAGTCAATGACTAGCGTCTTGAACTGATGCTCTTCTTTCAAGAGCGTCTTAATCGCCTCGACTACGTCATTGATTTCAGTTGCCCGAGGAAATGACGTGACGTCCAAAGAGTCAAGACCGTCCTCGGTATTGATGAACACGGGCTCAGGGAACTGAGACGCGATGGTTGACTTGCCGATGCCGTGATTGCCGTAAATGCAAATACGGGGCGGAAGTTCTTGTTTGCCCTTGACGAGCGAATCCATAAAACTCATAGTATTTCCTTTATTTAAAATTGAAGCGCTATTTCTACATAGCGGAAAATCCGTGCATCAAACTGAAGCATCTTCAGCAAAACGCCAGGATGGTTTTGCGCAATCACGCCGACACAGACTGCGAACAACTTAGGATCCCCGATCAGGCAAAGGTAATCGCCCTCTCTGAAATCCGCCAGAACCTCTCGCGCATGTTTCACTAGGTCAATATTGCTAGTATTGACGTCAGTAAAGACGTGCTCGATGGTCCCGAACCTTGCTGCGTCGCTGATGGTTTTCCCGAGGGAATTATCAACGATCCAGCACACGGCAGGTTCATCTACCATAACAACTCCTTTCTCTAAATCTTCTTTTGTTCCGAATGATAGTTGTATCTTTCGCACTTTATTTCCTTTATAAAAATCGACTTGCGCCGATGTCCTTTATGGTCTTGATTATAGCCTGAAAATACCACTCAAAGTTCAAGTCTTGAGGAATATTTTTGGGCATAGTCATACAAGCCCTTGCCCCATCGCTCTTGGCGACCTTGTTGCCGTTGGTCGCGTAGGTGATAGGGGGAAGTTTCTCTACGGTCTGATACCACCTCACCACTCTTCCTAAGTACTCGTCGCCCTGCACACCTCCTCCCGTTACGTTGCGAACACTTATGAAATCTTGAACGCTGGCGTTGTCCAACGTCTCTTTGAACGACGTCCCCTTTGAAAGCCACGCCCCCACCGCCTTTGAAACCACGGGCGCAGTAGGGTTCTTGCTCAGGGTCGGGGCGCTATAGATGCCTTTGATTTTGACTGAGCGGTCTTCCTTTACGGCGTAGTAGTTGTTGACGTCTTTCAACGCAACCGAGCGGTAGGGCGTAGCCTCAAAAATGAATTTCGTTAGCTCTGAAAAATGACTCACAATCGCCTCGACCTTCTGCTGGTCTTGACGATGATAATACAGCATGATGCCGTCGGTGTTGGCGGACACAACCTCAATGCCGCTGGCGGTCAACTGTTCAATCAACGCCAGCAGTGTGAGCTGCCCCGTCAACACGATGTTGATCATCACGTCGGGCGAATACAGCGGCGAGTATCGGTTAGCGGTCTTACCGAAAGTGCCGTTCAACGCAATCCGCAATGAGTCTGCTATGACCATGTTCTTAGCCCGCTTGCCCTCAAGCCGCCGATGAAACAACGTGCGGTATTCATCAAGGAACTTCTGCCCCGTGTTCATGGGGATCAAATTGCAGTTCAAGATGATCGCAGGGTAATACGAAGCCACATCATAGTCAACGATGCAACGCTCGTCATCAGACACGTAACAAACTTTGCGGTCATGCTGTGAGTGCAAACCGCCCACGCCCATTTGATAAACGCCCGCCCCTATCTTCACTAGATCATCCTTCAAGAAGTCTGGCAGCTCAACATGTCCACTGCTAGGCTTGACGAGGAAGTCGTGCGCCTCGAGCCGCTCAGCAATTGAGTTGAGCTCTTCAGACTTGAACGAAATGAAGCTCGGCAGGTGATACTTGACGTGCGAGGGAATGTTCACCTCACCACGCCGCAGGTTCAAACGCTTCATGAACATTTGCTCAGCCACTTGTGAGTCAGACTTGCTGCGGGCGTCAAACCCATACTCCCTACTGATCTGAACGCGCAGGTCAAGTTGCCCCTGAAGACGATTGTAGAGCTCAGCCGTGGTCTCAAGGTCATTGCGGCAGTAAGTCAGAATCGTTTCAAAGTGCTCGTCAGCAATCAACGAGTCATGATGAAACGGCAAATCTTGAATGGTAGGCATGTTCATGCGAGCGCCGTAAGTCTTCAGGCTCACAAAGCTGGGCGCCACCTCAATCAAATCAATATGATCAACGCGAGGAATCTTGAACCCATACTTGCGCTCAGCGTCCCACGGCATCAAATTCTCTTTGATGATTTCATCGCCCAACTTCTTGGTCTCAAGCATCGACTTGCCCGACATGAAATACGAGATGACTGGCATGTCATACTTCAGCCCATTGAAACTCACAAACGTATTTGATGACTTGAACAGCTCTTTCAACTGTTGGCGCGAGTCATCCTCATCGCCCCAGATGTGAAAGAAAGTGTTGGTCTCAAGAATCAACCCGCCAAGCAGGAAAAGGTTCTTGAACACTTCAGTATCAAACACGATAGTCTTCATCTGTCTTGATTCACGTAGCCGCGAGTAGGCTCAGCGCCTTCATCGAGTTTTTTGTTTTCAATCTCAATGTATTTCTCAAGAAAGTGAAACGCTTTCTGCAGGTCAACAACGCCGTTCTTCTTTTTCCAGCGCGTTACGTATTTGGTCACCTGCGCCTGAAAGTAATCAAGATCATTGGCGACCACGTAGTCCCAGTGTTGAATTTTTGACTTGTAGTGGCTGCCGTCTACTTGTTTATCATTTGCTGACATTTGCTTTTTCCCTTCTCATAATCCATTGAACAGTCGCCATTTTCCAATCTTTGGCTTTTATCTTTTCAGCCTCTCTGAAACCATCGCTAATTTTGTGTTTCCTTACGAATGAAACTGTAGCCATAGGTATCGCCACATCAGTAAAGAACGCATGCTCATACGGCTGAACTTTATACGGGTTCTCGCAGAACTGCTCACACTCAAACAAAAACGTCTTATGATCACCCTGATACAATTCATAGGGTTTAGCAACATTGGTTGAGTAATAGTCATAGTCACGAGCGTTGGGCGGAAGCTCAAGGTCAGGCGCGGCGTTATACAGATCTTTGTAGATATGCAAATTGTTTGATACGGTGTAATACACGCCCACGGGCAAGTCAAGCGCAATCGCTACGAACTCTTGAATCATCGTGAAGTGAACAATGTTCGCCCCCGCATAACCCCACCAAAAATCGTTTGACCTGTTGTTGACCATCAAGTTCAACCGACCCTGACGGATTGAGAATATCATCTGCGTGTTGCAGGCTCGATCTCGCGTATCGCTCAGCAAGTCATTAGCATCCCAGAGTTGAATCACCGCTTGACGCGACTCAGGATCAGCCCGCAAATGTTCAATCACCCCCAGCAGCTGGTCAAAGCCGAACTGGCTGCGCATACGATGCCCGTAAGCCGCGTTGAACACTCGCCCATCATCGCTGAACTGCCCGATCTTTGAATTGAACTGCTCAACGAAGTGAACGTCATTACGCCCCGCCAACATCCAGATGCTCTCCATCAGATGAAAAATAGGATTGGCGTCGCGGCGGTCATAAAATAACACTCTCTCACACGGCTCAAGCACCTTGGTCAAAACGGGCTCTTCAATATAGAACGCGTCGCCGTTGCGAGTCTTAGTCGCCTTGCCCATGATCTTGAACTTCCACAGCATCTCACTGAAGAGCTGGTTTACGTTCACTGCATTGATTTCCATTTCAAAAAGCCCTTTCAGATTTATATAGTTGTCGCGGTGCGCCTTCATTCATCAGCACCCGCAAATATTTATCAAACTCACACATTACATTTTGAACATCATGAAGCGTCAAATCGCGGAACGCCCCGTTTGAACGAATCAACCGCCCCCGCACCTCAGTCAACTCAGCGTTGAACTGCTCTTGGCTCATGCTCTTTTTCAACGCACGTTTGTGCAGTCGATTTAAGCCGCGTTGGCTTCCTGGACCCATAGGTGCCCAAGAATACAAATCAGTAGCGTTGTCAAGTTGCCCGCGCAAATAAGTCAGGTCAGCCGCAACTTGCCCTGCGATAAACGTCTTGATGCCGAATGAGCTTGACAGCTTTGTTGTAAAGCCCTCAACGGACTCATCCGCTATCTCATTGCGCATCACGTCACGCATGCTCACCGTAGGCATGATGATATACTGCGTCAGGTTGATTGACTTAGTGTTGCCCGCCACGTTGGTAGGGTAGACAATGTAAGCCGAGCTGTACATTTTTTCTTTGCTTGCCTCGATGTCAGCCATGGCGCTCAAGAACTCATACGGGTTGAACTCTTCAACGTGCGTAGGTATGACCTTTGCCTCAGTCAAACGCAAGAGTGTAGGTGGCCAGTTGATCAGCCGCGCAAGCAACGCCCTAAACCACACGTCACCCGAGAGATCTTTATAGTAATAACGCAGCAACCAACGCGACACGCGGTCATCGCGGCGACGCACATTGCAGAAACGATATTTAGCCAGTATGGGGTCAAGCGTCAAAACGCTCTCACCGCTTTCCTTTTTGCGGCGGATTAAGTCACGCTCATTTGCAAAGTCTTCAAGCAACTCAAAGTGATCCATTTTCGCCCCTTCTGAAGACGTCGAGCGTTTCATTAAAAGCATCATTATGATCAATTGTGACCACCTTCACCCCGCCCATCGCATGCAGGTTCTTGCACGCAGCAAAGGTTGACTTGTGAGCGCTGATTGTGTTCTCAGGATTGAACGGGCGGTCATCACCGCGCTCCTTACGACGCTCAATCACGCGGTCAAGGCAAGTTTGCAGCGGAGTATCAAGATACGCAGCCACATATGCGCCAGTTGGAGTAAGCAACTTAGTCGTGATTGCGTTGGGTCCAACCTTGCTAAGTAGTAGACCCTCCAAAAGTACGTGACCGCGTGGGTGAGCAGCAAGAGCTCGGTCTGCAATTTCTTCTTGCGTGTTGATACCATCGGTTCCTCCGCAGGTGTTTTCATACGAGCCGATGACGTAAAGTTTTTGACTTATGCCCTCGGCTGAGAGGTCAACTTCATAGCCCCAGTGCTTTTTGCCGTTGGGATCGGGAAGAATCTTGGTAGGGTAGTCAGTGATGAACTTGCGCGCAACAGTGGTCTTGCCGCTGCCGCTGGTTCCGCGTAAAGACAAGATGACGTTCATTACTGCCTCTGCGTAGGTATGCGATTACGAATTGCATCGCCCAGCTTTTCGATGTCAACGCACTCATCAGCCAACTTGGCGCACTCCTCACGCTCGATCATGATGGCTTGACGCGTGGTTTCAATAGCCACCGCCATGATCTCTGCTTGCGCCAGCGCCAACGCTTCGTTAAACTCTTGCTGCGTAAACAACTCAACATGCCCTGAGGTGCTGAGCAACTGGCGAGCCAACGGGCTCAATTCTTTCTTTTCTGAACTCATGTATTTTTCTCCTCAGACTGGTCGTCATCCATGTCTTTGAGCATTTGATTTAATGCCATCATCTGTTTTAACTTTTTCATGTTTTGCTCATGTAGTGCGCTCATTGCGATTTGCAAGGCTTGAGTTGCCCCATACAGTTCATTGATTTCGTCTTTAATTTCTTGTTTGGTTTTCATGTGTTCTTCTCCTTGAGTTTGGACTGAATGGCTCGGGCTATTGACACTTCTATCTTGCATTTTGAACAAGCACCACATACCCCACATGGG